GGCTGTTTGACAGGTTGACCGACAGGTTGGTGTCGCTATCAACGGTGATGACGGTGGTTGTTGCGCTGCTGATGCGCCCACTGCGGCGCGTAGCACCACGGAGCGGATCGGCAATGTCGATCACCATTCCGGGACGCAGAATGATCCCGCTATCAATCGAGACCGAGAAGGTGACGGTTTCCGTTAGGTTTTGCTCGGACAGCAGCGCCCACTTACCAGCACGATGCGCCTGACCTTGGCTGTAGCAACCCAGCGCCTTGATGTCTTTATTGATAACGCCGTAATTTCTAACGGCGTCTTGGTCTTCGACGTATTCGTAGGCAACTTCGCCTTGGGTGTCATAGTCCTGGTAAGCAACTGTTGCTGTCGTGTGCCGCGCCTTTTGTGATGTGCCCGAATAATTGAAAATGCCGTCTACAACGTTGCTCGGACCAAGCAGATACTGGGAATCGCTTGGCTTATCCTGCTGCAGAACCAGTGATCCTGCGCCGTAATACGCAATACCACGGAACAAGCTGGTCATCTCTTGGATGACGTTATACACTTCGTCCCGGCTATTTAGCAGCAGGTTGCAGCTAAAGCGTGGTTCCTGACCGCCCTTGCCGTCGTTGACTAGAGCGTTGCAATACTGGCTGATCGAATAGAAGTCGTACTTATCCAGTGACGACTCAGGGATCGACGCTCCATAGCGGGTATTGATCAGCAGGTCGTATAAACACCAGGCTGGATCGTTAGTCCAAGTTGCCGCCTGAAACGTCCCATCCCAGACGCCTGAATAGGTGATCCTGCCGGGATAGGTGGTGGTATCGACTGTCGCGTTGCTCGGGATCTTGACCTTAATGCCGCGAACGAGATATTTACGCCTGGGAATACCACTGAATTGACGAGAATCAAAACGCAAAAACGCCAACGCGCTGTTGGGGTAGCGCAAGCGCTCGTCGATGATTTCGGTGTAGCTGTACCAGTAAGTATCGTTTTGCAGCCTGGCAGTGTCTGGATCATCGCTTAGACGCACCAAGCGGACATCAACCGGAAAATTTCCGGTTAGCTCCACCATGTAGTCACGCTTGTAAACGTTGCTGCTTTTGCCGCTGATCGTGTCTGTAAAAGCATCGACAAAACCGCCACCGTCGTACTGAATCTGTACTTTGATTTGAACTGAGCTGCCTTCAATGTCGCCGTCACTTTGAAACTCCTGCAATGCAGGAAGCTGAACAGTAATCCTTAAGCGGTCAACGTCATTATCAGTAATTTGACGAGTTACGGAAGTAGATTTAGTGAATTCAGCGTTGACCAGCTTTTCTCTCTGCGTGCCATTTAGACCTGGAATATACGTTTGCCCCTGAGTGCCATTTCGTGTAACAACGGTGTAACCAGTAAAATTATCATTTCCATTGCTGTCCTGAATCGGGGTGTTGTCCAGGTAAATACCTTTTAAGCCGCCTTCAATTCCTTGAATTTCGCCTTCGCTGATTAGATCTAAAACAGTGCCAAACTGAACCGATTGCAGGCTGTCAGATGCTTCTGATGGCGTGCTACCACCGCCGCCACCGCCGCCTTTGCCGCCGCCACCGCCGCCAGCACCACGAAGTTCAGTCATTTCAGTTGATCAACGTCAAGGGCGCTAGACAGCACACCGGAACCAGTGAAAACACGCCCATAGGCAATGGGCACTGGCAAGCCCTGCTGGCTGGTGTTGACAATCCCGCTAAAGCTAAAGGATTCGAGTCGTGCTGCTTCTTTCCCGCGTTCCAGCGAGCTGATTGCAGGTGCCGGGGAGATGGCTTGAGCGATTCCGGTTAGCACCAAGGCTGCGCCCATTGCACTAAGAGCCGTGCCAATCGCAGTTGCATTAAGGACTCCAACAGAAGAAACGCCTACGATGCCAGCCTGTCCAGCCCCAAAAAGACCTGAAGTACCAAACAAGCCCGCGCCTGGAAAAAGAAATGATGCAGCTATCAGTCCAATACCAATGCCAATCTGAGCGCCACCACGTCCGGCACCTGCAACTATCGGTGTGATGCTGAAAACTTCCTTTTCACTCCAAGGCAGTGCTAACGCGCCAGCCGTTTGATCGCTCAGTTTTTCTTTGCCAATCGTCACCCGGTAGCTGACGCCATCGCGCTCGCTATCCAGCAGCCATTTCGTCAGCCAAGGAAAATTGACGCACAATGCCTTAAGTGCTTGCGCTGGTGTCTCGGCTTCAAACTCGAAACGGCACTGCCCCAGCTTTTTGCGGAGTGCGCCGTAGACCTTAACGACTTTCATGCCGCAGTGCCTTGGCGGTGCTCTTCCAATAGTAACCGCCGTAGATGTCCCTGCTACTGAGCCGCCCCTGAAGGTGATGAAGAATCTGCTGATCTCCTAAATAAATCGCCGCATGATTTGGCAGCGGTGACTCCAGTTGCATCAAGATTATGTCGCCGTATTGCAGCTCTTCTAGTGGAATCGCCCTGAATCCTTCGCTAGCAAAATTGTCCAGATATAGATTCTCGCCACGCAACCAGAACTTGTCGCGGCGGGGATAGTCGCGCAGCTTCAGACCAAACTCGCGTCCGTACCAGTCACGGCACAGGCTGTAGCAATCAACTACGCCAAAGCTGAACTTGCGCCCGACATAGGGCAGCTCAAATCCTGCTGGCTCGCAGTATCCCCATTGTTCAGTTAGTGGGTTGACGATGTGCCAGGGCAGCCCGGACTTTTCACACGCCACCCGATCAGCCTGTGACGGGTTGTGGTTAGTCGTGGGATGACTGTGGATGACGGCGACAATTTCGCCCTTGTCTTCTGTCGCGGCATAGTCCGCTGGGTCGAGAATGAAGTGCTCGTCTGGCGTATCAGCGATATTGCGGCAAGGAAAATAACGGCGGCGACCTTTGACCACCGCAACCAAACCGCAGGCTTCACGCGGAAACTCCGCCTTGGCGTGCTCCAGGATTTGCTGCTGTAGAGCTGGTGTTAGCTTCACTGAGTCAGTCCAACTCCAGGGAATGACCCATAAGGTAAGCCAACATCAGTGCGGAACGTATATTCATCATCGGGAGCGGTAAAGGTGTAAGTTTGAGCCGAAAAAACACGCTCGCGGTAGAAAGTTGCAGTGAAGCTTTCTTTGTCGTTGTAGGAGATATTTAGCCTGTCCTCAGATGTGCTTGAGGAGTACGAGTTAAAAATGTTGTACGTCTTTGTTCGTACAATAGTGCCACTAAAATAAGAATCTGAGCCGACAGACGTGACTTTAATTTGCTTGGAAAGCGGGGAGTACTTGCTCACCAGGATGTCGCCAACACTGGGCGTAAAACCGCCAAGAGTTAATATTCTGTTGCCTTGATGCACATAACGCCGACCGAAACGACGGAATACAGGCTCAAGAGTTAAAGTATCGAGTTTTTCATAGATTCCGTCAGGGTATGCAGCCCTGCCCATCGTTAAGGTGGTGCCCGTAATATCAGTAATCGTTGCGCCCTCGGGTGCTAAATACGTTCCAGTGACAATCATTCCGACCTGTAGTCCAGTTGTGTTAGCAACGACGATCTTGCTTGTGTCGGGCGACTGAAGCGTTCCAGATATAGATACAGGGCTGCTAGCTGTTGCATTAGCGCTCATCGTTACCGTGTTGTCGCTAACACTTGAGACCGTGGTGCCAGATGGCACTGCAAACCCTTTAACAGGATCGCCGGATTCAATATTGAAACCGCTAGACAAAACCAGTTGATTGCTGCCGACAGTTACGCTGCCGGTGTAACTTACCTGGCCGAAACGCAACTCACAGCTACTAAGACGCTTGCCGCATACGTCATTTGCCAGCGTGGTCTCAGCGCCATCGTTAGTGTTGAAATAGCGCGTGCCGGTGTAACCGCATTCATCGCCGCGATACTTCCACTGGCAAACGTTGGCGATTAACTGCCGCTTGGGCAGCATCACACCAGCCAAATCAAACTTGCTAGCTAGCTCAAAACTTACGGCGTCGCGGTTTTCGCTTGCCTTACGGTCAATGTACCAAACTTCATCGGGAAACTTGGCGTGGGGATCAGCAGCAGCTTCACCGTCTAGGTATTTCTTAAGTGTGCGGATGCGTTTAACCGTTGCACCACCAAGGTCATTCCCTGCCGTTTTCGCATTAACCAGAATCAGCAGGGTGGTCATTGTCGAATCCAAGTTGCTGACGGTCAGCGTTGGACGTGGCAGTGATCCA